CCAACAGGGCAATTCATCAATAGGAGAATATTCATGTCAAGTACAGCCATCATTGCTCAAGGCATCACGATTGCCCGAATGGGCACTACTGCTTTTGAGACGATTCCGAACGTCGTTTCCTTTCAAGGCCCGGGTGGACAGGCACAAGTCATTGATGTGACAAACCTGTCCTCAACGGCAAAAGAAAAGCGTATGGGACTGAGAGACGAGGGCTCACTTTCCTTGTCCTTACATTTTGATCCAGACAATGCAGTCCACGATGGGCTCCGGTCCGATCGTGCTAACAGAACACGACAGCAGTTTCGCATCACTTTTACGGACACCATCCCTACTGTTTGGACGTTTTACGGGTATGTCACCCAGTTCAGTGTTCAAGGTGGTGTGGATGCTGTCGTTGAAGCGTCGGTGACGATTGAGATCGATGGCGATATCACGGAGGCGTAAGAACATGAATCTGCTTAACAAAGAAAATATTCTCGCTGCCAATGATCTTCCCCTGGAATGCCTCACTATTCCCGAGTGGGGTGGCGATGTGATGGTTCGTACCATGACTGGAGCAGACCGGGACGCGTTTGAGGCAAGCCTGATCGGCAAAGAGGGTCGTATGGAAAACGTGCGGGCCCGTCTTGTCTCGCTCACGCTCTGTGACGCTAATGGCGTGCGCCTTTTTACCGATGCTGAAGTGGCAGAGCTAGGTAATAAAAGTGCCAAAGCCCTAGATAGAGTGTTCACCATCGCGCAACGCATCAACGGCATCGGTACTGACGCGGTTGATACCGCAAAAAAAGTCTAGAGGCTCAGCACAGTCGTCGATTTGTATTTCGGCTGGCGCTAGCCTTAGGGATGACAGTACGAGAACTACTGCAAAAAATTGGCTCGGATGAGCTCACTGAATGGATGGCCTTTTATGAGTTGGAGCCCTTTGGAGAGTTTCGTGCAGATTTCAGAGGCGGCTTAATTGCGGCAACCTTTGCTAACGCACACCGCTCATCACATTCCCGTCCTTTCACCCCAGACGATTTCATGCCGTTCATTAAAAAGCAGACCCAATCCGATCAATCCCAGCAACACATTGCGCAATTCAAGGCAATGTTTGCCCATAAGTTAAAAAAGCATGGCTGATATTGGTTCCCTTGTCGTCAAACTCGCGGCCGAAACTGCTGAGTTTCAGGCAGATCTGGGGAAGAGTGCGCGTCTGTTGGATAAGCACGCCAATGAGATGAAGGCTTCATTGCAAAGTGTCGCCAATGTAGCCAAATCAGCCTTCGCTATTGCAGTGGGTGTGACATCGGTTGCTGCAATCAAGGAATTTGTTCTTCAAACCATTGAGGCTGCTGCTGCATTACAAGGGCTGTCCGAGCAAAGCGGCGCGAGTGTTGAAGCGTTGTCTGGATTTCAGGCAGTGGCCACCATTTCGCACACCACGCTTGAAAACATTGGTGGGAGTCTGACGAAACTTGCCAAGGGCATGGCAGGGGTTGACGATGAGACGGCTGGGGCTACCAAGGCACTGCAGTTTCTGGGGGTTGATGCGAAGGATGCAGCAGGAAATCTGCGCGATCCAGCCGTAGTCTTAAACGATATTGCGCTAAAACTGGCGCAATTCGAAGATGGTGCGGGAAAGACCGCCATTGCCATGGAATTATTTGGCAAGTCTGGTGCTGGCATGCTGCCATTTCTTAAAGATCTGGCGGACAACCAAGATCTGAATATTCGTCTCTCTGCTGAACAAGTGTTATCTGCTGAGCATGCAGTCAAAGCACTCGCGCGTATGAGAGCGGAGTACAGTTTTATTGCGCAAACGATCGTTACGTCATCCATTCCCGCTATGACGGTTTTAGGCGAAGAACTTCGCAAAGTATTACTGGGAACGGATGACGCAGTTGAAGGGCTAAAAAAACTTCAGCAAGATAAAGCAATCACCACCTGGGCTGAGAACACGGCATATGCGCTTGCTGTTGTCTTCGATGCTCTGCGAGGTATAGCCAAGTCAATTCAGGCGGTGGTGGGAAGTTTCCAAGCTGTCTGGGCCGATGTTGAATTGGCAGGTACCTTTTTAGCCGGCGGTGAAGGACTCAATCCTTTTTCGGAAAAGAATCGCGCTAAATTGCAAGAGGCGCTCACTAAGCGCAATGAGATTGTTCGTCAGGCGAACCAGAACTACACAGATCTTTGGGAGATGCCGTTACTCGCTGATTCAATTGAAAAGCGTTTTGCAGATATTCGCAAAGGATTAGATGGTGCATCTCATGCGCAAGATTCTTCACGTAAGCGTTTAAATTACAACACAGCGTCGAGCACGAATTCGACTAATGCTTTGTCTGCGATGGAAAATCAGATTCGCTCACTAGACAGAGCAGTCGGCGAAGAAAGCAACTTGCTGCGCGACCGTCAACGGATCATCGATAGTTATCAAAACGCTGGACTGATCAGCATAAAAGAAGCGACAACAGCGCGTGCCAACGCTGAAGAGGAGTATCTGTCCAAGATACGCTCGATTTACGATCAAGAAGAAGCCTTGGTCAAAAAGAGTTTGCAGACTAATGCAAAAACAGTTCAGGAAAAATTAAAGCTTCAGGATAAGCTCAGTGAAATTGCGTCGAAACGCTCGAATCTTGAGCGTCAAGCTTCTCAAGCTAATCTAGAAAACTTCTTTAAAGCGTCATCTATCAATGCTAGTCAGTCGATGGCTGGTATTGAGTCCGAAGTCAAAGAATTACAACGCTTAGTCGATGAAGAGTCTGGCATCTTAAAAGACCGCCAGCGGTTAATCGACCTGTATGAAAACGCCGGCTACATCAGCTTTAAAGAAGCTAGCCAGGCTCGAGTCGCAGCACAAGAAGACTTCGTTAAAAAAATAGGTGCGCTGTATGCTGAGCAGGAAATGCTGCTTGAAATTGCGCTTCGCAAAGATGCAAAGACGGTTCAGGATAGATTAAAGTTCGAAGATAAATTATCTGAAATCGCAAAGAAGCGTGCAACGTTAGAGCGCGATGTACAGCAGTCAAATGTAGAGCGTTTAATTCGTCAGCCAAGCGAAACCCTCAAAGATTTGCAAGAGCAGGCGCAGCGTGGCCAGATGGAATTGGCCTCTATTGAAGAGCAGATAAAAACGCAACGCGAATCCCGCACGATATCCGAAGTCGCATCATTAACCTTACTCTCACAGGCCCGACAGCGAAGTGCTGTGGAGCTAACCAAGTTGGCTGAACAAGCAGAAGCTATTGCATCCGCTTCGCCTGGAAATGAAAAATTCGCCGACTCTTTTAAAAGCATTGCTGAGGCAGCTCAGCGCGCAGCTACAGCGTCTGAGCAACTTGCACAGCGCGCTCGTGAGTTGTCTGATCCGTCTGCTGGAATTGGTAAGGCGTTGAAAGACGTTGCGGAAGAAGCTTCCCAAGTCGGACGTCAAATGGAAAATGCAACTCGCAGTGCTTTCAACGGTATGACTGATGCACTGACGCAGTTTGTAATGACGGGCAAGCTTAGTTTTAGAAACCTTGCCCTGTCCATCATTCAGGACTTAATTCGTATACAGATTCAAAGTGCCATTACTGGTCCTCTGGCTAAAGCCATAGGCTCGATGTTCCCCTTCGCAGGTGGCGGCATCATGACTGGCAACGGACCCGTTCCACTTCGTGCTTATGCCTCAGGGGGTGTGGCGACCTCGCCGCAATTGGCGCTCTTTGGTGAAGGCTCAAGGCCTGAAGCCTATGTGCCTTTGCCTGATGGACGATCGATTCCCGTCACTATGCGAGGCACTGGGACTGCCTCTGCTAGTGGTGATGTTTTTAATATTTCGGTCAATGTGACCGAGGCAGGTACTGCGGCCCGAGGGGATGAGGCAGGTGGACGTGACTTGGGTCGCGCAATAGCCAGCGCCGTTCGGCAAGAGCTACTCGCACAAAAGCGCGCGGGTGGTTTATTGGATTCTCGGCGAGCGATGTAATTGGCGACCTTCACTTGGATTGCCTCAACTGGTGCGAGTCTCACGATTCGTCCCATCGTTCGACGTGTGGCCTTTGGTGATGGCTATGAGCAGCGACTGGCCTTTGGTCTCAACACGCAGCCAGAGGTGTGGACGTTAGAGTTTCGGGCACTAACGACTGTGAATGCATCTGCTATTGATACCTTCCTTCGGTTGCATGGCGCAGTTCGACCTTTTGACTGGACAACACCTTCGGGTCTAGCCGGTAAATTTATCTGCGAGGA